GCTCTTGCTCGCCACGATGAAGTCCCAGGCCTCGCCCATCTGGTCGATCGCCTTCGAGGCGTCGATGTGGAGCGAGTAGACCCCGACGCTGCCCACGAGGCCGCTCGGCGTCACCCAAACCTCACGCGCCGCGCTGGCGAGGTAGAGGGCGGCCGAGGCCGCCACGCTGTTCGCGTGCGCCACCACGGGCTTCATGCGGGCGGACTCGCGGATCGAGGCCCATGCCTCCGGCACCCCGAAGACCTCGCCACCGGGCGAGTCGACCTCCAGCACGATCCCGTCCACCGACGGCTCCAGCGCCGCGGCCCGGACCTCGGCCGCGAGGTCAGCGGTGGAGCGCGTCTCTCCCACGCTGCCGATCGCCTGGACGCGCTGCGTCAGGGTGCCGATGATGGGGATGACGGCGACCGTCGAGCCGCCGGCCGGCCGCGCCGGGGGCCCCCCCGCCATCCGGCCATCGCGCGCGTGGATCTCCTCCTTGAGATCGGCGAGGTGACGCAGCCCCGCGATGCCATCCTTCGCGAGCAGCCCGCGGACGTGGAAGGCGATCTCTGCCCGGATCGCCCAGGGACGGCCCGCCACCGCATGGATCAGACTCAGCATGTTGCGCCTCCGTTCAAGGCCAGGGCGACCAGCGCCGCGGCGTCCTGCGTCACCGCTCCGATACCGTCCGCGAGCACCATCCCGCGTCGCGTCTCACACCAGCCCTTCGCGGCCGTCTTGTCGCACACCATCGCTGTCGCCACGCGGGAGGCGAAACGTCCGTAGAATGTCGCGGCGGTGGCCCGGAAGGCGTCGGCGTCCCTCGCGTGCTGCTGTGCCAGGCGAGCGAGGGCCCGGCCTTCCTCGTCCAGCAGCTCGACGGCTCGCGCCTGCGCGATCGAGCGCGCGGTCTCCAGGGCGCGGGACGCAGCGGCGGCGCCAGCGTCCTCCGTGTCCTCCGTGTCCTCCGTGTCCTCCGCGTCCTCCGCGTCCTCCGCATCGTCGTCGGGCTCCATCGGGGGGGGCGCTGTCCGCACGGTGGCAGGCGGCTTCGGCTTCGCCGCTGGGTCCACGTACTTGTCACCTCCCTCGCGCGGGTTACGGTCGAGCAACTCGCGGCACTCGTTCGGGTTCAGAACCCCCGTATCGATCAGGGTCGCGAACATGTCGGCCTGTGTCTTCTGGTCCATCTGCAACAACTTGCCGACGTTGAACTTCGGGTAGAACCGCTCCGGCTGCACGACAAGCGAGAAGCGGATCGACTGTTCGAGGAGCTCGATCCACGGCAGCAGCGAGTAGATCAGAAAGTGCAGCCCCTGCTGTTCGATGCCAGTCCCCCACGAGGTGCTGCGCTCCACGTCGCCGACCATGTGCGGCGGAACGCCGAACCATCGCGCAATCTCGGCGACCGAGAACTTGCGCGAATCGAGGAACTCCGCATCCTTGAGCGTCATCGAGATGGGAAGGAACTTCATGCCCTCCCACAGCACCGGCACCTTTCCGGTCCCGTCCTCGCCGCCGTAGACGCGCCCGAACGACGCGCTCATCTCCTTCGCGGTCTCCGGCTTCAGCGTCTTCTCGTGCTGTAGGATGCCGGTCGGCTTCACTCCGCGCTCGAAGAAGCGAGAGGCGTGGCGCTCGGCCGCCAGCGAGAGCCCAATGGAATCGGTCGCGACGTCGAGCATCGAAAGCCCGCGCAGGCCGTCCGAGCTCAGACCATGAATGTGCCAGATGTCTTGGTTCGCGACCATCCGAACCTTCCACCCATCTGGCCGCGTGTACTCGTAACGCAGGGTGCCATCGACGGTTTCCTCCGGCCCGCGCACGCGATCGGGGTTGAGCGGCACGAGTTCGCCCACCCAGCCCTTCCCCTTCGGTCCCTGGACGATCTGGACGTAGGCGTTCTGGCGAAGGACCAAGTGGTAGCAGACCTGCCGCCAGAACACGTAGGCGTTCTGCTGTCTGTTCGGCCTGAAGCTGATGATCGGGTGAAGTGGATGCTCGGGTGCCGGGCGCCGACCCCTCTCGAGATGCTCGAACATCCCCTTCGGAAACATGGCGAGGACGTTCGCCAGGATCGAGACGCAGCGATAGACGGCCGAGGCCCGCATCGCCGACTCGGCATCGACCGCGACCCCCGCCCGAGAGTGCCGCGCGCTGATCCCGTAGTACCGATCATCCAGGGGTCCGCCGCCTGACCCGCCGTCTCCGTACTCGGATCGCGGCACACCCAACAGCCACGAAACCATGCTTGTCAAATCCGGGCCCTCCAGAGACCGCCAGCCAAGAGGAACAGGCCGGCGAGGATGATGGCCGCGGGGTGCGACCACATCGAAACCCCGTACACGATCAGGACCACTCCAGCCGCGACGGCCAGCCGTTCTATCACCATGCGTCGATCACCGGTTGAGTGGGGCCCTCGGCCCCGGTTTCGGCGAGCGCCCGATTCGACGCCACGCGCTGGTCATAAACGGAGTCGCCCCCGGACGGCCTCGTGATTGCTCGGCCGAGCGCGTTGCACAGCGCCGTGATTCCGTCGATGCGCTCGTAGGAGTGTTCCTTGTCCGGCTTCAGGTTGCCGGCGGCGTCCTCGGCCGTTGCCAGGTTGCTCGCGTTCCACCGCAGGACAGGGTGTCCCCCGTGCTGCAGCTCCCCCGCCTTGACCAGCCGCAGAAGCTCAGACGTCGGCGCGGCCATCGAGAGGAAGCCCTGTCCGAACTCGACCATCGCCAGGCCCTCGGCCATCAGGTTCTGCACGATCTCACCGCCGAAGGTGCGGTCGAACGCGATCTCCTGGATCTGGTACTGACCCGCCAGCGCGATCACCCTGGCCTCGATGAAGCCGTAGTCGGTGACGTTCCCGGGAGTCGTCGCGATGAAGCCCTCGCGGACCCAGACGTCGTAGGGCACCCGATCCCGGCGGACCCTAGGCAGCATGTCGTCCGCCGGCAGCCAGTACCAGGGAAGCACGATCCACGGCTCCTCCGCGAGCGGCGGGAAGAGCAGCACGAACGCCGACAGGTCGTTGACTTTCGCGAGGTCGAGCCCCCCGTAGCAGGGCCGCCCGCGAAGGGCCTCGATGTCGATCGCCGCCGCGCCTCGATCCCACTCCTCCATCGGGATCGCGCGGATGCTCTGCTCGGTCCACTCGCAGAAATTGAGCCGGCGGCAGAGGTTCTCCTTCGATGGCATCCCCACTGCTTCGGCGACCTGCTCCTCGAGGTACTTCCGCGGCAGGATCGTGCCGAGCCCAGGGTTCGCCTTCAGCCACACCTTCGGATTGCGAAAGTCGTCCTTCTCGTCGAGCGCGCAGACGTAGGCGAACCACGAGGGGTTGTCGATGATCCCCTGGAGCACCTTCAGGCTGTACTCGTGGTGGTCCCAGCAGACGGAGTGCCGGTCCCATCCGCTGTTCGTGATCTCGAAGATGAGGGCGTTCTTGCGAGCCTTCGTGCCGGCCCTGATCTTGTCGACGACCATCGCGTTCGGGTGCTCGTGGAGCTCGTCGATCAGCCCGAAGTGGACCCGCTTCCCGTCGAGCCCGCGATGCTCCGACGACACCGGACGGAACACGGACTCGGGGCGCCCGAAGGAGAGACAGGCAGCCTCGCGCTTCACGACGCCGCCGGTATCCGCGTTCAGCTCCGGCGACTGCTCCACCATTCGGTCGGCGTCACGCCAGACGATCCGCGCCTGCTCCGTGGTGGTCGCCGCAGAGTAGACCTCCGCCGACGCCTCACCGTCGGCGACCAGGCCGTAGAGCCCGAGGCCGGCCGCCAGTGGAGACTTCCCGTTCCCCTTCCCGATCTCGTTGTAGGCCGTCCTGAACCGCCGGAAACCATCCTTCCCGTACCACCCGAAGAGCGACCCGACGATGAACTGCTGGAAGGGCTCCAGATTGAACGGCCTGGCGTCCTCGAGGACGAGCACCTCGGGAAAGAACTCGATCGCCTTCCGCGCCCGCGCGGGCGCCCACTCGAGCCCGGTAGTCTTCCGCTCCTTCAGGTCGCGGAGATGGCGCGCGCAGGCGAGACGCACCCAGGGCCCGGCCACGATCTTGCGGGCCACGACCGCCTTCGCGTAGGAGGTCACCGGATCGACCCCGGCGACCTTCCGCGCCTTCACCTTACGCTCCACCGATGAACCTCGACAGCTTCGACTTCTCTTCCGGCTTCTCCGTCCTCACCCTGACCCGATCAGCCGGCGTCATCCCGAACCTCGACCAGAGCGCCCGGAGCTCACGGGTCACGTTTGCCAGGGCCGACGCCGCAGCATCCGCGGCCACCATCTCGCGGAACTTCACGCTCAGAACGCAGAGCGCGGCCAGCGCGTCATCGTCGATCTCGGTCAACACATTGAGGCGCGTCAGGCGTGCTGAGTGCCGCTTCCACTCCGCAACGAACGCGGGGCTGGCCAGCAAGTGGGGCGGAACCTGGGCGCCCACGGGCGGCTTCGGCTCGCGATCGTTCAGCGCACGCTTGCCCGGGTTGCCCCGGAGGAGCTTCAGCGCGGTCGGCGTGGGAGGGCGCCCGGCCATCAGAACCGCCCCCCCTGCCCATTTCGCGCCCGTCCCATTTTGCGGTCGTGAGAGGTCAAG